ATTATCTATAATGTGATCAGAAACATTCTTAATTGCTGTTTTCAAAAGAGATCGACACGGTTCGATCATAAAGACACGCTTAGCTCCAGCGTCAAGTGATTTAGCTGAGAACATTCCTATACCTGCGCCAATGTCAACAACGACATCACCAGGTAATACTTCGTACCACCAGTCGTAATCTTTAGTATGGAAAAAGATGTTATAAAGACTTTGTACGTCGTTCATTGATAGGTCAGCTGTGTCGACTTCAAAGTTAAGAGATTTAGGTTTTAGCATGATATAGTCACCGTGTTTATAAATAAATAGTATATAACAATTGCTTGGATATACTCTATGATTAATAACTATTTATCTGCTAGTGGCTTTAAAATACAGGTCAAAAGGCTACCCACCGTGGAATTCTTTTCCAATAAGGTCTTATTGCCTTCTGTAACCACAAACTCAGTTAAGAGTGACACACCTCTAAGCGCGTTCTATAGTGTTGGTGATCATCTTAGTTACGCTGATTTAGATTTGACATTTATCGTAGATGAAAATATGAATAACTATATTGAAATTTATAATTGGGTCAAAGCCTTCGGTACTCCAGAAACTTTAGATTCATATAATAAATTAAACAAAAGCAAAGATGGTCTGACTTCAGATATTTCTGTGATCATATTAAACTCACATAAAAATCCAAATATTGAAGTTACTTTCTTAAACGCTTTCCCTGTTGGTATTACACCTGTAAGTTTAGACTTATCTAACCAAGACGTAACCTACGTCGAAGCAACAGTTACTCTTAGATACGACCGATTTAATATAAATCAATTAGCCTAAGGGGTTGACAAATCACTATAAACGTGATATAATATACCTTTATTGTTAACAACCGAGTTTATATAATGGATACAAATGACATAGCCACTTTATGGGCAAACGATTCAATCATAGATGAAACAAATCTAGTTGGTGAGTCTAAAAGAATTCCTCAATTACACAGCAAATACTACAATCTCTTTTATAGAGAAGTACTTCGTGTTAAAAAATTAAAAGCCGAATATAAAGACCTCGAGTCTCGTAAGCGAGATTATTACGATGGCTCTATGGCTGAAGAAGATTTAAAAGATAATGGTTGGAAGCCATATCAGAAAAAAGTACTGCGTAACGAAGTAGATAAATATATACAGAGCGATAAGGATATTATTAAATTAAGTTTGACTATTGACTATCACACAGCAAATTCAAACTACCTTGAAGATATTATTAGAACTCTACACAGCAGAAACTTTATAATTAAAAACATGATTGACATGTTGAAATTTCAGGCAGGTGACTACTAAAGATTATGGAATGGTTTACACGATTTATAGAATATGGCTTCAGAAAAGAAGCCGACCGACAGTGGGAAAAAACACAAGCTACTCTTACTGAACAAGCTCTAAATCGTGCAGCAGAACCAAAGGTCATTGATATGATGGCCGACGATACTGATCCAGAAGAAGTCACTATAGAAAATGCATATAAGACAAGGTGGATTTGGTACCATACTATATTAGCGATCGGGATATTCTTTACGAATGTTCTACTGATCTCAATATTAGTATTACTAGCAATTAAATTATGAGCGAACAGATAACGATCGAGCCGATTAATTCGGTTCATATGAAAATTGTCGCAGACAGTGGCACACTCATGGAATTAGCCGAACACTTCTCTTTCAGACCTGAAGGTTATCAATTCGTTCCTGCTTATAAGAATAGAATGTGGGATGGTATTATTAGACTATTCCAACCAATGAGACCAATACTCTTTGTTGGCCTTTACCCACATGTTAAAAAATTCTGTGACGATCGTGGATATTTCTTATCTGCGCCAGATCATATTGGAATGGACGAGGAATTTGATGATGATTATCCTGCTCAACTCGCTGAAGAAATTAATTGTAAGTTTACACCAAGAGATTATCAAGCACAATATGTACTTAACGCATTGCGTAAACGCAGATCTCTATCTCTATCACCGACATCATCTGGTAAGTCTTTAATCATTTATTTGATACAACAACATTACTTTCAAGCATTCGGCCATAGAACACTTATTATCGTTCCGACAATCTCTTTAGTACACCAAATGAAAGGTGACTTTGTAGATTATGGTTGTGATGAGAATGATATCTATACTATTCAAGGTGGTGTAGATAAAAACACAAGCTCACCGATTGTCATATCTACATGGCAGTCACTAGTCAAATTAGGAAAAGAATGGTTCGATCAGTTCTCAGTTGTACTTGGAGATGAAGCTCATACCTTCCAAGCAAAAAGTTTAACTAAGATTATGGAATCATTAACCGATTGTGAGTACAGACATGGATTCACTGGTACACTTAAATCATCTGAAAGTAAAACTCATAGGTTAGTACTTGAAGGATGTTTTGGTGAGGTTAAACGATTTGTGAATACAAAAGAACTCATGGATAAAGGAACCGTTGCTGATTTTAAAGTGAAGGCGATCGTCCTATCACATAGTAACGAAACACGTAAAAAATTCAAAGACGCTCTCAAAAATTTAGATGGAACAAAGAAATGGCCAGCTGAACGAGAGTTTATTGTTAACAACGAAAAGAGAAACAAATTCATTGCTAATCTCGTCCATAGTTTGGAAGGGCAGAATAATTTGATTCTATTTGATTTAGTTGAGAAGCACGGTAAGGTATTACAACCAATGCTTGAAAAAGAAGGTCGTATACTACACTTCATATATGGTGGAACTAAGGGTACTGAAAGAGAAGACATCAGACACTTAGTTGAAAATGACAAAGAGAAGCGACATAACATACTTGCTTCTTATGGTGTATTCTCTACAGGTGTTAATTTAAAAAGACTTGATAACGTGATTTTTGCTTCAGGCTCTAAGTCTGAAATCAAAGTGCTTCAGTCAATTGGTAGAACTTTGCGAAAGGCTGATGATTCTGAAGAAGCGACTTTATACGATATAACTGACGACCTATCGGTCGGCTCTTTCGAGAACTACACGTTGAAACATTTTAAGAAGAGAATTGATATCTACGGAACCGAACAATTTGCTTATAAGATTTATACTATTGAGGATTGATTAACAACATCATTATATACCTTAAAGGTTGATAACCTTATTATACCATACTTTGCACCTCTTGTCAACCCTTTTTTTAAAAATAATTAAAATAATTTCACAAAGTTGAAATAAAGGTTGACAAACCTCTTAAAGTAGTATATAATTATACCTTTAATAGTAACAACTACAAGGAATTCATCATGGCGAGAAAACGCAACTATGTGAACAATCCTGACTTACTTGCCGCATTGATAGCTTATAAAGAGCTATGTAAAGAAGCAGAAGACGCAGGAGAAAAGAACCCTCAAGTACCTGAATACATTGGAAAGTGTATTTTGTTGATAGCCACTCGGTTAGCGACTAAACCCAATTTCTCAGGATATTCATACAAAGAAGAAATGATTTCGGATGGTATTGAAAACTGTTTACAGTACATTCATAACTTTAACCCTGAAAAATCTCATAATCCATTTGCTTATTTTACACAGATTATCTGGTTTGCATTTCTAAGACGAATACAAAAAGAGAAGAAGCAGACTTATATCAAGTTTAAAGCTTCTCAAAACATGTTAACTCAAAGCATACTTCAGGATAGTGATAGTCAAACTATTACAATGAATGAGCCGCCTGAGTACATATCAAGATTCATAGACGAATTTGAAAAGAAATTTAAGAAACCACCTGCGGAGAAAAAGTGAAGAAGATACTAATATTCGGTTTGCCTGGAAGTGGTAAGAGTTATCTTGCCGAACCATTAGCAGCTGAGCTTGGCGGAGTCTGGATAAATGCAGACCAAGTACGTGGACATTATGACGACTGGGACTTCAGTGATGAAGGCCGAATGAGACAAGCAATGAGAATGAAATTCTTATCAGATGGAGTAGTCCGTGCTGGTAAGTATGCTATTACAGATTTTGTTTGTCCATTCCAAAATGCTAGAAGTGATTTTCAGCCAGACTATTCAGTTTGGATGGATACTATTGAAGAAGGCAGATACGAAGATACTAATAAGATCTTTGAGAAGCCTGCTGAAGTAGATCATATCATACACACATGGCGAAAAGACGTACACGTTACTCTTGCAGCTATCATTAGAGCGAAGTATGAGTGAAGTAACAAAGAAAAGACATTTAGCTAAAGCAGTAACATGGAGAATTATAGCAAGTATTACCACAGCAGCAATTGCACTATATTTTGGATTACCTCAGAAAGCAGTCGGAGCTGTATTTCTTGCTGATATAATAATAAAGTTCGTATTATACTATGGCCACGAAAGGCTTTGGTATAATCATATTAAATATGGAGTAAAACAAGATGATTGATTATGAAACAGCCTTTGATTACAAAAAACCTTCGGTGCAAATGTTGGGCAGATGGCAGCCATGGCATGACGGCCACACAAAATTATTTAAAAAAGCCTTGACAATCACGGGACAAGTTGTTATAATGGTACGTGACGTGTTTAAATTTGACGGTGACGCTGGAGCAGGACGTACAACCACACAGGACGATAATCCTTTTGGTATGATCCAAACTATTGAAGGCATTGAAGCTGGACTGAGAGAACATGGTTATGAAAATGGTCGTGAGTATCTGATACTTGAAGTACCAAACATCGTTGACATTAGTTATGGTCGAGGTGTTGGATATACATTTACAGAGCACGACTTGGGTGAAGAAACGCATGCGATATCAGCAACTGCTATTCGTGCACAAATGAGAGAAGAAGGTAAATTATGAAATTAGTATCTAACAAGGACGAAATCTTAGCTACAGGACTCGAGCCATTTGACTTTGAAAGTGTCGACGCGGTCGACATAAAGAAATCACTTGTCGACATAATGATAAAACATAAAGGTGTTGGCCTATCTGCGAACCAAGTTGGCCTCAATTACAGGTGTTTTGTAATGGGTGAGAGCAAAGAAGCTGCCATTATGGTAATCAATCCTGAGATCCATGGATATGGTGAAGAACAAGATTGTGAAGTTGAAGGTTGTTTAAGTTTTCCAGATGTGTTCGTTAAGATCACAAGACCCACTTCAGTACAAGCTAAATGGTACGATGAGCACGGTGAAGAACAAGGTGGTATACTTGAAGGGTATGGAGCTAGAGTCTTTATGCATGAGTTTGACCACTTAAACGGAGTCGTATACCGAGACAAAGTATCTCGTCTCAAATGGGAACGCGCTCTTAAAAAGAGAGATAAAATACAGAAGCAGCGAAAGCAAATGGTTGACTACATGCACAAAGCGCAAGCAGCAATTAACCAAGCTCAGTCTGCTCAAAAGGACTAATATGAAAATTGCAATCGTCACTGATCTACATTTCGGTGCAAGAGGAGACAGCCGTGTATTCCATGAAGTACAACGAAAATTCTTTGAGGAAGTATTCTTTCCTTACATTGATGAACATAATATCACAACAGTATTTGATCTTGGTGATACTTTTGATAGACGTAAGTATGTAAACTTTGTTAGTCTACAAAGGTGTAGAGAATTCTTTTTCCAAAATCTAGCTGATCGTGATATTGATTTTCATTGTCTTATTGGTAACCACGATATCTATTATACGAACACAAATGAAATCAATAGTATGAGCTTACTACTTAATGATTTCAAACAATTTAATTTATATGAAGATAAAGCAGAACACGTTACGTTAGGTTCTACTACATTCTTAATGCTTCCTTGGATTAATAAAGAGAATGCAGAGTACAACCATAAGATGTTAGCTGAAAGCAAAGCTGATGTTGTAATGGGTCACCTTGAAGTCAAAGGCTTTGAGATGCTTAAAGGAGTACCATGTACTCACGGTACTGAGATGAATGTATTTAAGAACTTTGAAGATGTTTACTCTGGTCACTTCCACCATCCATCACGGTATGGTAACATCGAATATCTCGGAGCTCCTTATGAAATGACATGGTCAGATTATAATGGCAGTCGTGGGTTCCACGTATTTGATACTGAAGATCGTACTATGACTAAGTATGAAAATCCTAACAAAGTGTTCTATAAAATAGATTATGACGATTCAGACTGGACAGTAGATGACGTAGCTAATTTTGACGTTGATCGCTATAAAGATACATTTGTTAAAGTCATAGTTAAAAATCGCACCAACGCGTATTTGTATGATCTCTTTATGAGTCGTATGAGTGAATGTGGTGCAGTCGATGTAAAAGCAATCGATGATAATTTAAACTTGGAAGGTGCTGGTGTCGACGAGATACTCGACGAGACAAAAGATACTGGTGAGATCCTTCATCAATATATAGATAGCATAGAAACCCAAGTTGATAAATCACGAGTAAAACAAGTTATCGACGACCTATATCATGAGGCCCTTAGTTTATAATGAGAATTACATTCAAGCAGATAAAGTATAAGAATATTTTATCAACAGGAAATACGTTTACAACGATCAACTTTAATGACAAACCAACTACTCTTGTGAGTGGTACTAACGGTGCTGGTAAATCTACACTACTTGACGCTATTGTTTATGGTTTATACGATAGACCTTTCCGTAAGATCAATAAAGTGCAGCTGATTAATACAATCAATACTAAAGAGTTATTGGTTGAGTTATACTTTACAGCTGGTGGTAACAACTATATGATTCGTAGAGGTATGAGACCAGCTATATTTGAAATATGGAAAGATGGTCTAATGATTAACCAAGACGCTGCTAAGAAAGATTACCAAGAATTCTTAGAGCAATCTATCCTTGGAATTAATTATAGATCATTCAATCAAATTGTTGTATTGGGTTCAGCTACCTATATTCCTTTTATGGAACTCAATGCAGGTCAGCGTCGTATTATTATCGAAGACTTACTTGATATCCAAGTGTTTAGTACTATGGGTATACTTGCTAAGAATAGTATGAACGAAAACAAAGATGATATCAATGACAATGCTTATAAGATTGAGATCATCGAAAACAAAATTGACAGCGCCAAAGAAAACAATAACGAAATACGTAAGATTAAGGAAACAGAAGTATCCAAAATCAAAGAGCGTATGGGAGTAGAGATCGAAACTGTAGAAGGTAAGAATAATCTTATTGATACTCAAGATGAGATTATTAAAGTACTCTATGATGATATCTCTGATAAGCCTGATGAGAAACAAAAGTTTACTGAAGCGACTGAACAAAGAGCCGAACTCGAAAGAAACAGAATAACATTTGAAAAAGAACTATCGTTCTATGAACACAACGACGACTGTCCAACGTGTAAACAAGGTATTGCTCACGACTTTAAATCTGATCAAATCAATGAAAAGAACAAACTCAAATCAGATATAGAACAAGGTTTAGTTAACATAGCTAGTACTATTAAAAAGCACCAGACAAGACTGAACTCAATATCTAAAATTGAAGAACAAATACAACAAGTAAACTTTAAGATCTCAGAATATCGTGCTGAAATCAAAATGTCTAAGAACGCTTTACGTTCTATGAAAGGCGAACTTGATGCTGCACAAAAAGAGGTTGAAGAAGTTGACACATCTAAGCTGCAAAAGCTTGAAGAGTCCATTGAGAAGAAAACTAAAGAACGTACAGAACTGCTTGAAGAGCGTGAGATATTGAATGTTGTTCGTACTATACTACAAGATGGTGGCATCAAAGCACGTATCATCAGTCAGTATATTCCCGTTATGAACAAGCTTATCAACAAGTACTTGGCTGCGTTTGATCTCTTTGTTGACTTCCAACTCGATGAGAACTTTAATGAGATTATCAAATCACGTTTCAGAGATAAGTTCTCTTATGCTTCTTTCTCAGAAGGTGAGAAGTTACGTATCACACTTGCAATTATGTTAACATGGCGTTCAGTCGCTAAGCTACGTAATTCAGTATCTACCAACCTTCTGATACTTGACGAAACACTTGATGGTGCACTTGACGGTGTAGGTATCGAGAGTTTAATTGAAACGTTACACAGTCTGAATGCTGATGATAACGTATTTGTTATATCACACAGAGGCGATCAGTTCGCCGAGAAGTTTGATACTTCTATCACATTTGCGAAGGTGAAAAACTTCAGTGAGATTGTATAAAAAGGTTGACAATGACCTACAACTGTGATATAATATACCCTTACAATATGGAAAAATATGATGACATCATTCTACACTTCAGTCGAGCGATATGGCAAAAACATTCTATGGCGTGGTTATGAAAACGGTAAACGTTTCTCGTACAAAGTTCCATACAAGCCAACGCTCTATCTAAGCAGTAACAAAGCAGGAGAAGAGGGATTTACCCCTCTCAAAGGTAACAGCAAAATCAGTCCGCACCAGTTCGGTTCCATGGCTGAAAGCAAAGAATTCATCGAGGAATACAAAGGTGTTTCCAACATGAAGATCTATGGTAACACAAACTATATCACTCAATTCATACAAGAAAGCTATCCTGATGATATCAAATATGATATCAAAGATGTTAATATCGTATCATTTGATATCGAGGTTGATATCGCTGATGGCTATCCCAATGTTGAATATGCAGATAAAGAAATCACATCGATCGCTTATAAATCTTCTAAGAGCAGTAAGTACTTCCTACTTGGTCGCAAAGACTACGATAAGACACAAACTGTTACTGGTATTGATCCAGACGACATTGTCTTTATTAAATTTGAAAGTGAAGAGCAATTACTACGAAGGTTCATAGAGTTATGGGTAGCAGAATATCCTGACATTGTTACTGGTTGGAACGTTCAATACTTTGATATCCAGTATCTTATAACCCGTATTACAAACTTAATGGGTGACGATGTTGCAG